AATTTAACATAATATAAATTACACCTTTTTTTCCTTTATTCAAGCCAGTTAAACCGCGATAGGGGAGGGGCTAACTGATAAATATCATATGATAAGTCCAAAAAACAATTTATGCCAATGAGTAACACGAATTTGCGTATTATTTTAAATCTGTTTATTTCTGCAAATTTATATCAAAAATTTTAAAATGACAAAAGTCACTTCGTTACTACTTTTGCCGTTTTTACAATTTTTATAAATTGGGGGCAAAAATAACCATATTAATAATACAGACTAATTTTCGTAGCCATAGGCATACGATACCAGCATTACGCTTATTCTTTTTCTCGCTCTTTCGGGAGCGAACCCCGAAAAAAAAAAAAAAAAATTATTTATTGTCTTTCTGATTTCTCAAAAAAAAGAAAACAAATATTAGCGTGACAATTAAAACTAACACATAATCCATATGCAAATATAATAATAATTTTCAATTACGCAACAAAATCAGGCTCTCTTTTTGAAATACCAGCCAAATATTTCGATACATTAAACATATAATTCTGACTTTTTACAGATAAATACGCTTCACGCTCTTTATAATAATTTTCTTCTCCTACTTTATCAATATGAGCCTTAGTCTCTAGGAACTCCTGAACATTACGACTGAACATTATCAGTCTTTTTTTATATATAAATGAACTTTCGTAATCATCATCACACTCTCTATATTTTCTAATTTGCCTCTTTAGCATTTCCTTAGTAGGAACAAGACCAATAGACCTATAATAGTCCTTTTTCTCATCTATCTTTAGAATAGGATTAAATATATAATCTCTATAGTATCTGGGTAATGGTTTTTCCTTAAATCCTTTGCCATCTTGGAAATCCATATATCCTAAATTAAGATTTTGCAAGTGATAACTAATATTTTTATCAGTAAGATATCCTTTACCTATACCTTTAGAACATACAGCTTTTTCTACAATACGACCTTTATTTTTTCCATTTTTATATATTTTACAAATATTTCTTACCTTATATTCTTCTTCAGTAGTAACTACTTCTTTTTTCTTTTGCTCCAGAAATGATAAAGCAAAACGATTAAGGCTTTTATCATCACTCCTATTAAAGGGTAAATCAAAGTATATATTTCTGTCTGTTTCAAGAACATTAGTCCAATAATCTATTATTTCTCTTTCTGTGAACTTGTGGAATTCTGGTACATCATCGAAGCGAGTAGCTCCACAATAACTTCTCGTAATCGTCTGGGTTTGTGAAATCGTTTCCTTTTCATCTTGTGAATAAACATTTTTTAGCGTATATTTTAATATATATTTTAAACTCTTTTCTGTAACATCAGTGCCTACATGAACATGGCCATTTTTCCATATCTCATTAAATGTATTATTTTTGAAATCTCCAATACCATCTATAGGGAGAATTACATTTGTAATCACCATATGATAATGAGGGCGTCTAGTGGACTTTGTGCCATACTCACCGCAGTAATGATATTTTATAGCAACAGGGTCCAATCCATTATCTTTTATATACTTATCTTGTCTCTTTCGTAATCTCTTTAAGAACTTAGTAACATCACTATATCTTAAGGTTGTAACCTCACTAATAACCTCTCCAGTTTCCTCGTCTATTACAGCAGTAGGTAGATTTTCATCATTATAAGTAAGAGTTAGCATATAACAGGAATTCTCTACGCTATCCTTTATTTGCTCTTTCCAGCGAATTTGCCATTGTTCAATATACAAGTTTTTACACTCTACACATTTTCCACAAGGAACAAGAGTACAGGGATTACCTCTATCATCAGAAAAATATAATTTTCCAATATAATTTTCAGCACCTTTTGTTTTTGTCTTTATAAATCGTGGAGATAGACACATAATAACTAATTAAGGTAATGAACTCATACTCATAGTATCTTTACCATTTTTTACATAATTAATCAAACTTCCTATAATAGTACTTAATTGTTTAAATTCTATATCGCTAATCTCAACACCAGCTTTTTTCAATCTAATCTTAGCCTCATCTAGAGCAGCCTCTATTTCTCTAGCCTTATATCTTTGCTCAGTTTGCGCAATACCAGTTTGAGCCAACAATAACTTAGTTTGTTGTTGAACATTTCCTTTCTGTATATCAACTAGACCTCTTTGAGCTTTTTTCAACTCCGTATCCTCTAAGATATTAAGAACTTGAGCACCAATAAGAACAAGGTTTTTTTCCAAATTTTCTTTCTCTTGCTTAGTCTTTGCAGTATTAGCCTCTATATTCTCTATTTCCTTTCGTAACTTATCATCCGTAATTTTAGCAGTCTCTAAATTAGACTTAATAGTATCAATTTGACCTTCAGTAACTCCAATATTAGCAAGTATCTCACGCTCTTTATAGGTTAATTCTATATCTTTTACTTTATTATCCTTATCTATACCTTGAGTCCTACTCTCTACCTCTTTTTTCTCTGCAATAGTCTTTTCAGTCTGTGCATTCATATTTTTAACCTGGGCAGAAGTAAGGAGTGCATTAAATACCTCTCCTATATTCATTTGGGGGGCTATACCTTGAGGCATACTACCTATACCAGTAGGGGAAGCGGGAGCATTAGAAGTGTTCATTGGCTGACCATTAGAATACGCAAGATGGGGATTTATTCCAGCATCTCTCAGCCTTTGCATCTGATTAGTAGGCAGATTATACTCATTCTGTTTATTCCACATATCGAGGGCAAACTGCCTATTTCTTTCGTTCTCAAAAGCTTGAGCCCTTAAATTCCTCATATTTTGTCTCTCTTGAGACTGTCTATTTGCCATACCGCCGAACAGGGATAGTCCAGCACTTATTCCAGAAATTATAGTAGCAGGGTCCATTTTATTCTTCTTTAGTTTCTACATTCTCTACAGCCTCTACAGCCTCTATCTGTTTCATCATCTCTTTTTGTTTTTCCAAATCAGCCTCTAAATATTGAATATTATCAGCCATAGACTGCTTCATTTTATGAAGCTCCATTAACGACATCTTAGACATAGGGGGCAGGTCTTCTCCATAGACCAATTTACTATTATCAGCAACTACTCCTCTTTGAACAAGGGAAGATACAGAAGTATCTACAGGTTTTACATATACCTCACTTTCTGAATTTTTAAATAATTCTCTTTGTTCTTCTTGATATTTTTTTAAATCAAAATCATAATCTTTGAAACTATTACTTTCTCTTTTCATGTTTTCTTTTTTTTTATTGTTATTATCCATTGACATTATTAGGTGTCAATGCGCACTACTTAAATCAAGGGAGTGTGCGCCTTTTTTTGTAAAAAAGGGAGCAAAAACTACTATATTCATCTTTACTCCCAGAACATCAACATATCAATTACTACGACAATCTAAATCCTCCACGACTTAGGTTAAATCTTCGTCTACCTCTATTACTACTCATAACTTTAAATTTTTAAATTACACTAAATTCTACTAACTCCAACAGGTGCTTCATACGCCAGAGGACGAACAGCATCTATCTTTATATTGTAAGTACATATGAACTTATCAGGTTCATCTGGAACATGGAATATATCATTTCTTGGCTGACACAAGAACATTTTAGGACTTACACCATTACTACCAGTAGCAACAATAGTCTTATCTCCATCTCCTAAATGCCATTGCCTCAATGTATGCTCCATTTCTCCAGAATATCTGTCTAACACAGTCTTATAATGAGCATATCTAGGAACATATCCAAAAATATTATTAGCATTACTCTTTGTAGAATTACCTAATTCATACATATAAACAGCTTGGTCTCCTAGACCTTCAAACGCAGGATTTGGCAAATCCAAAGCATCCAACTCTCTCCAAGCTCTATTAAATTGACGAGCATAACTACGCTTAGGCACTATGTGAGCCATACACATATATACTCCGTATTCATCAGCTTCGAAGAATACATTTTCAGTATCTCCAGCAGCGACAGGCTTACCGCTAAGGTCTCCTAAATAAGTCTGTTTATTACCTACAACAGCAGGAGCAGTCTGCTCTACTTCATTTACAAATAATGGAATTACTGAACCTCCAAGGTATTCGGAATAATTTAGCATATCATCTGGTAATCTCTTACCAAACATAACTTCCATAGTCTCCAAATATCTACCACCAGATTGAGACAGAGTTTCAAAATAATGCTGAAGACTAATAGACTTTCTCAAGTCCCTAATAGTAGCAAGAACAGTATTATTATGTTTGATATCAGACGCATTTGCAAAATTTCCAGAATTAGCAAACTCCATATGAGAACCGCCAGAAACTATTAAATGCTTCTTATTATCTGGAGTATCCTCTGTAAACAACGGTAACTTAACATCTCCAAACAGGGTAGGTTCTGGCAACGCAGAACTGAAATAATCTTGATTCCAGTATACATTCTTAATAGATAATAGAGCCGTCACATCATCTTGAAAATCATTAGGAATATAAGAAACGCCAGACAATCCTAAGAAATCCATTAAATCACCAGTATTAGAACCTCCAGTAGAAGCAGTTAGCATATAGTTATTACTATTCTTAATAGTCTCCATTAACTTGGACAACTTCATGAACCAATGAGAAGTATTATTTTGGGTAAAATAATTAACCCATCTTTGCGGTGCATAATAATCTAAGAAGATTCTATTATATGCCAAAATTGGCATTAATGATATTAAATCTTTATGATTAGTATCATTTTCCTTATCAGGCAAAATTTGAGTATCCAAACCTAAATAGTTAGCCAACTTTCCAAGTTGATATTTTGCACTATAAGCCTCCATTAGGGGGAAATACTTAAACTTAGCACTTTCAGGCATAGCCTTTAAATCCTTTAATTTTTTCTTATAACCTAAAGATAAATTATAAGCATCAAACACAGGAATAGATGGTTTCAAATCTCCTCTTAACTTATGTTTATCAGAATGGGAGATAAACTCCTCAAACCTAGACCATAGAACTCTATAAGGAACATAAAAATGATTTATTTTAATATCTACTTTGTCCATTATAGGAGCAATAGTAGGCATTCCTCTAATGAATGCATCTACATCTACATTTACCTTATCACCAGGTAGGGTAGGAATACAAGCAATAGGGACAATTTGTCCCATATCCATACTCGTCTTATGAGTATGGGATAAATCAAACTTACTAAAGTTTACATTATTTTTTAATGCTTCCATAGTTATAACATTTCATACATTTCTTCAGGTTTCAACTTTTCATAGTCAGATAACTTACACTTATCTAATAATTTAGCAGATAACTTTTGTAAATTATTATCCATCACATCTATAGACCTCCTTAATAAGGAGAATAGGAAAGGTATAAGCAAGAGCAGAACTCTTATAGACTTCTTAACGAAGTTCAATTTTCGCTTTTTCATTTTCTACCTTTTTGTCTAATAAATCTACTAATAATTGAACCACTACAGGTAACACGTTTTTAACGATTACATCGACAATTTTAATCCAAATAATTTTCATAATAAAACATTTTAATTTAACATAATATAAATTA